CACGCGCAACTGCTCGACATAATCGAGCGCGCCGGCGAAGACGAGGCGCGCGCGGCTGTTACCGCGTACTGGTGCGAGGCGTCGCTCGCGACGTTCGTTAAAAACGCCTGGCCGTTCTTTCACGAAGACGAGCCGCTGATCTGGGGCTGGTACATCGACTGCATTTGCGAGCACCTAGAAGCCGCGTTCGCCGAGGAGATCCTCTGGCTTCTGATTAACGTGCCGCCGGGCTTCGCTAAGTCGCTGCTCTGCTCGGTACTGTTCCCGGCCTGGTGCTGGCTGAAAAAACCATGGTATCGCTTCCTCTGTCTGAGCACGAATGATTTTGTTGCCCTGCGCGACGCCAGGCGCCACCGCGATCTAGTCGCGTCGCCCTGGTACCAGAACACCTTCCGCCCCGACTGGCAGCTGTCAACGCACGTCGCCGCCGATTCTAACTTCGCGACGACCCGCCGCGGTGGGCGCGTCTCGCGTACGGTGCGCTCTGGGATCATCGGCGCCCGCCCCCATTGCCGCGTGCTCGACGACGCGAACGATCCGCTCAAGGTTTCCGTCGAGGAGAACGCAAAAATAAACACCTGGCTCGAATCGGTGCTATTGAAACGCCGCGCGCGGCTGACGTCTCCCTTCGTCGAGATCCAGCAACGCACGCACGAGAGCGACGCTACCGGATACCTGCTTAGCCGGGCCGAGAATCCCAACCTCGTGCACCTGTTTTTACCGAACCGGCACGAGCCAGATCGTACGTTCTGCTCGTCGGTGCGCTGCCTGGCCACGGGCGAGCTATGGACGGATCAACGCACCGAGCCCGAAGAGCTACTCAACCCGGCGATCCTCGACGAGGCGACGACCAGCGCCGAGCGAGAGAATGATCCCGCGACCGACGAGGCACAGAACCAACAGAACCCAACGCCTGAGCACGGCGTTATTTTTTTACGCGACATGTTCGCGAGGTGGTCGCACGAGCCGACGATCGACGACTGGCGCCGCGCCGTCAGGATCCCGGACTTCGCGAACGGTGACTTCCCCACCTATCCGCTGCCGCCGAAGTACGAATACCTGATCATCACAGCCGACCCGAACAATCTCAAAGAGTCGAAGGCGACCCGGCACACTGATTACGCTGTTTTCGACGTATGGGGAAAGCTCGGCCGCGATTGCTATCTCGTGCAGCAGGTGCGCCAGAAAATCAACTCAGCGTCATCGATCCAGGTGCTCGTGCAACTCGTGCAGCAGCACGGCGACCAGCTCGCCTGCATTCTGATCGAGAAGGCAGCGAACGGCCCGTCGATCATCGCCGGGCTGCGCGCAGTGTTGAACGTCGCAGCCGAAGAGAAGCTACCAAGAGAACATCAATTCGTACGCGATTGGAGTGTGCAAGGCGAGACGAAGCGGCAGCGAGCAGAGGCGATCTCCTACGTGCCGGCGTCAGGCCGCGTCTACATCCAGAGCGAGCACGAGAACGGCGAGCAGCACTACTGGCTCGCCGAGGTATGCGGCTTCCCGAATCGCACCCGAGACGACCGGGTTGATACGATGACGATGGCGCTCACGTTTTTCGAGCGCGGCCGGCAATTCGGCTAGGGCTTGCAACTCGCCGGCGGCGCCGGTAGGCTAAGCCGAGGAGGTCAGCCATGGCCGGATACGTCGAGTCACACGAGTTGAATCTGAAAAAGTGGGTCGCCGGGCGCAATGCAAGGCGCGGCACAGCCGAGCCGGAGCACCGGGCAAGCACGCAGGCGCTCGGACTTGCGACGGCGACCGGGCACCGGCTCAGCTCGCTGACGTGGGACGACGTCGACCAGCGCTACACGATGCTAGGTCCGATGACGCCGGTATACCCTGCGACCATGGGCTACACCGACACCGACCTCGATCGACTGCTGCGCGCGAGCGCCTGGTCGTGGGCGAGCATCAACGGAAACGCGAAGGCCATGTCGCAGTTGACGCCGATCGCGCAAGAGAAGGTAGGCGGCAGGTGGGTCAAGATGCAGGACGCGTCGCATCCGTTGCAGGATTTCATCCGCGACCCGCTCGGGAAATCTGAGACCTTCCCGTTTTGGTCGTGGCAGCACCTCCTGTACGTGACGGCGCTGCACTACTACGCGGCCGGCAACGCCTATCAGGTGCCGGTCTGCTCGCTCGCGGGGCTGTCAGTCGTGCCGCTGCTATCGCCGATCTCCATGAGCGCCGACGTCGATGAGCTCTACGGCGCGCCGACGCTCTACCGATACAAGCGCGGCGGCGGCAAGCCTGACCTGACGTGGAAGCCAGACCAGCTGCTCAACATCATGGCGCCGAGCCCGTCGAGCTTTTGGAAAGGCGCGAGCCCCTTGCGCGCCGCGCTCCGCTCCACCGAGATCGATCATATCGCCACCGAGCGCCAGCGCTACAACCTGCGTAACCGCGTCTCGCCCGGGATCGTCGTCGGCTTCGACGCGCCACTGAGCCCGAACCCCGAGCAGCGCGCGAAGATCAAGGCCGAGCTTGAGGCCGATCACCAGCGCGTGCAAGACGACGGTGGGATCCTCGTGCTCGGTTCCGGTCCGAAGGCCATCAAGGGCTGGTCGCCCGAAGAGCTGCAGGTCTTCGATACCAAGAATTCAGCGCGAGACGAGATCATTGCTACGATCGGCACGCAGCCGAGCATTCTCGGGCAGCTCGACCGGGCGACCTATAGCAACACCAAAGAGGCCACGGTGCTCTGGTTCACCGGCTCGATCGCGCCGGTGCTCGAAGTGATTTACGGTCACTACAACGCGCAGCTAGTGCACCGGCAGTACGGCGACGACGTGCGCCTGTTCTACTCGCTGGCAGGGTCGCACATCGGGTTGCAGCTGCAGCTCGCGGCGCTCGAGGTCGGCGAGAAATTGCAGGGCCTTGGGTACTCAACCAACGACATTAACGACCACCTCGAGCTCGGCATGCCGGAGCGGCCCTACCTGGACAAGTCGACCGGTCGCGACGTGATCGCCGGACGCGCCGAGCCGGACGAAGCGACCGACGAAGACGCCGACCAGGAAGCCGACGACGAGCAGGACACGCAGCCACCAGAGCTCGCGATCGTCGCCGACGACTAGTTCGTCTCGCGCATCTTTTTACGCGCCAGCACGAGCAGCTCGTCGTCGCCGTAGAGTATCGCGTCGACCAGCGTTGCGAACGTTTTAACGTTGTCGCGCTGGTAGTCAGGCGCGTACGCTTGGACCCGTTTTAGCGCGTACCACGCGCGCACGCTGACTCGGATGTGCTCAGTTTTCGGCATGCCAGGTAGTATCAATCCGCCCCGTTAACATGTCAACAGGCGAAGTTGGCCCCTTTTCCGAGCGGCTCAGCTCGGGTAGCCTGACGACATGGCACTCAAGCCCCGAGCACAGATCGAAGTCGTCGATCCGAGCACCGTCAAGCTGCAGGGATATGCCGCGATCACCGGTAACGAGTTCGAGTACTTCGATCCGTTCGAGTGGAAAAAGCGCCGCATGATGATCGACCCTGGCGCCTTCGCGTCGGTGCTCGCGCGCCAGGCCGGGCAGCAGATGCCGGTCTACTGGTCACACAACGTCTGGTCGTTGCAACTCGGCGAAGCGTCTGAGCTACACGAAGACGACCGCGGGCTCTACTTCGAGGGTATTCCCTTCGCTACCGACGAGACGATCGACATACTCACCGTCATGGATGGCAGGGCACGCACCGGCGCGTCGATGCTATTCGACTTCGGGGAGATCGCCGAAGACGACGACGGAGTCGAGCACATGCTTTCCTTCTCGGCGATCTACGAGGTCGGCCCTTGCCCCGAGGGCGCGAACCCAGAGGCGTACGCCGAGCTCGTCGAGCGCGCCGCAGATGAAGGCGCAGCAGCCGAACCGGAGCCTGCCGCGGCACCGGCGATCGATAGCAATCCAGAGGTCGCGCTAGCGGCGGCGATTCACCGGGCCACCGCCCGACTGAGGAGATTTTGACCATGTCAAAGAAGAGATCCAAGCTCGCGCCCAAGCCGGGCGCGTTCAACCGCCCCCCGGCGTCTCTCGACGCGCCGGCGCCCACCGCTCCGGCTGCCGCCTTCGAGGCGTTCGGCGCGAAGGTCACCGAGCAGATCGAGGTCATCGGTAACACCGTCGCGAAGATCGACGAGCGGATCGAGCTCATCGACACGCGCGCCGCGAGTCTGGCCACCGAGCAGAGCGTCGCGGATCGCTTCGCCAAGCTCGAGGCCGGCGAGCAGTACGCCGAGCTCGCCGACCGGCTCGACAAGGATCACGATCTCATCAAGCAGATCGACGAGCGCACCGCCCGCGTCGAAGCCATGGGTGGCACGCCGAGCCCTGCCGAGCGACGCCTCGGCAGCGCCTTCGCGCAAGAGCTCGCTTCCGGCGAGGGAATGAAGAAGTACCGCGAGCTCGCCGAGGGCAACAAGCGCGCGTCGGTGCGATTCAAGATCGAAAACGCGATGCCGTTCGCCCGTCGCCACGGCTTCGCCGGCGAGTCGTCTGTCGTGATCGACGACGGGCTCATGAGCGACGCGAGCGACCCGATCGTACAGCAGGGCCTCACCGAGCTCATCCGCGACCCGATCGGTCTGGTCGACCTGATCTTCGAGGCTCCCGGCGTCGTCGACGCCGACACCTTCAAGGAGATGGTAGAAGACGAGGAGAGCAGCAAGGGCCACGTGGTCGCCGCTCTCAACGGCGCGATCACCGGCGGATCCGTCACGGCCGTTGGCGCGTTCACGGTGCACAACACCGAGGGCTTCTTCGTCGGCCAGACCGTCTACGCCTGGTCGGCTACCAGCGGTTACGAGGGCAAGCACGGCCCGCACACCGTCAGCGCGATCACCCCCGGAACCACGATCACCTTCGCCACGAACGTGGTCGACTACGACTGCGACGACGGCGACCTGCTGACCGGCGAGGAGTTCGCGGCGACCGCCGAGAACGGGATCAAGCCGGCCGGCGTGCTGAAGGCGTCGCTGCAGAGCGTCGACATTCAGACGCTCGCCACGTACGTAATCCTGACCCGTCAGCGCCTGCGCCGCACGAACCTCTTCGACCTCGCCTCGTGGGCGAGCGGGCGGCTCCCGGTGCGCTTGCGCGAGGTGCTCGAGTGGCATCTACTCTACGGCAGCGGCACGGCGCCGCAGCTGCACGGCCTGCTCAACTCGACGCAGATCACCGCGCACAGCGTCAGCACCGACACGTGGAGCACGTCGCTCGAAGACGGCGGCAACCGTGCCGATCTGGTTCTGTGGTCCGCTGCGAACATCCCCGGCGATCGCAATATCGTCTGCGTGATGCACAAGCTCGACTGGTTCAAGCTCGCGAATGCGAAAGACGCGAACATGAATTACGTGCACGGCGCCGGTGAAGGCCCGGCGATCATCAACACGCCGACGCTGAAGGCGATCGGTGGCGTGCGCGTCGTGCTGTCCAGCAAGATCGCGCAGACGTACGCGCTGGTATTCGACCCGCAGCAGGCGTCGAGCTTCTGCCGCGTGCCTGACGCGGAAATGGTGGTCGGCTACGTCAACGACCAGCTGATCTCGAATCAGCAGACCATGCTCTACGAGCAGAGCTTCGCGCACCTGCTCAAGGTCGGCACCGCCTGGCGCCGCTGTTACTTCGACGCGCCGCCCACGGCGTAAGGAAGCCACCGCATGAGCATTCCCACCACAGAGTCACGCCGTACGCGACGCCGCCGGTGTCGTCGGCTCGGCTCCGCCCGCGCACAGCGGGCGCCCGCCCCCAATCCCCAGCACAACGACGACGCGCCGGAGCAGAACGCCACCGCGGCGCCTGCTCCGGCGCCGCCCCCTCGCCAGCGCTACGCGGTCGCAGACATGACAAGGCACGAGATCATGATCGCGCTGGGCACGCTCGGCGTCGAGCACAACAAGCGCGCGCTGCTGCCGGAGCTACGCGCCCAACTCTGGGCCGCAACCATGGCCGGGGCTTCCGATGGCAACGGCGGCGAGTAGCTTTACATTCGGCCTGTTCGGCGAATCCCTGCGTGTCTACGTCGGGCTCGCGTCCGACGATACGAGCGAAGACTCGAATCTGGGCCTCTGGCTCGCTGCGGCGTCGGCCGACCTCGACGAGCTCGCCGAGTGGTACTACACCGACCCGGACACCGACGAGCTTGTCGACACGACGCCCGACGACCCAACCGCCGATGCGCTGATCGCGCTCGGCGTCTTCGAGTGGGTCAAGGCAATGCGCGCGATCTATAGCAGCCCCGTAAGCGGCGGCGTTGCCATGGTCAAGACCGGCGCGCTACAGGAAGCGTACGCCGGCGGCGTCTCCGGGCTCAGCGCCGCAACGCACGCGCGCCGCGCGGCGATGCAGTTCTGGTCGGGCGCGTTCGCAAACCTTCTCAGAATTCCAAAGGCGGTATGACATGAGAGCTGTGATCCTGAAAGTCAACCTCGAGCGCCCCGGCAAAAAAGGCCGCGTGCTCTCCGGCTCGCGGATCCGCGTTACTGACGCCGAGTATGCCCGGATGGTACCGCGGATCGCGCACGACGCCGACGCCTACCTGCTCGACCAGGCCGAGAAGTCTGCCGAGCGCGACAAGGAGCACCCCGAGCAGCGCGCAGCCTTCGAGCGCGCCACCGCGGCACGCCGCGCGAACGCGGAGCAGGTCAAGGAAGGTCGCGAGCGCGCAGCGAAGCAGGCGCAGGCCGACCGCGGCAAGCTCGAGGCGGCGCGGCTCAAGGTCTTCGATGCTCGCAAGGCGCGCAAGGCGCAGGCCGAGAAGCGCCGCGCGGCGCTGCAGGCGCAGGGCAAGGCAAACGCCGCCGCCGCGGCCAAGGAAGCAGAAGCGAAGGCGAAGTAGAACGTGCAGCACGTCGAAGACAAAGATCTGGGATTCGGCGCGATGGCGCGCGCGACGGCGAAGGCCGACGGGCTCGAGTTGCGCAACGGGATCCTGAATTGGAAGCTGCGCTATCCACGCAGCGGCGGCGGCGCACGCGGTCAGGAGGTCGCGAAGGTCGCGGCGATCCTGCGAGTGCACACCGCTATCGCCAGCGGCTACGACGCCGCGCGGGGCAGCACCGACGCAGCCTTCGATCGCATCCACAAGGAGCTACTCGCCGGACGCACCGACACGCCGCAGCGGATCCATGCTCTCATGGGCAAGCCGATCCAGGCGGCGATGCGCGCGGCGGCGATGCGCGTTGTACAACGCCGCTCTGGTCGGATGGCAAAGGCGATCCGCTCGACGGTCTTCGAGGGCGGCAGGGTCGGCTCGCGCCGAGCAGCGTCGTCAGGCACCGTCGCGGCCGGAGACGACCCGCGCCGGCCGCGCGAAGGGGACGCTGTCTAATGCGACTCCTCGGCCGCGAGCAGATCACGGCGACGGGCTACAGCCAAAGCATCGTTAACGGCGAGATTGTGCTTTCCGGCGGCAGCACCGCGACGGTATGGGGATCGGTGCAGCCGGTCGGCCAGGCGCAGATCGAGTTGCTGCCGGAGGCAGCGCGCAGGTCGGCCCGCTGGGTCGTCTACACCGAAGGAGACGTGGGCCGTGTCAGCCACCTCAAGCCAGGCCAGATCCGGTTCGCGACGTCGAAGGGCACATTGATGCCGATCGCCGAGATCGACCACGTAGCACACGTGTCCGGGCTGCCTCACGTGGCGTACATCTGCGCCGAGGTCGGCAGCGATGAGTAGCACGCTCGCATTAACAGCACGCGAAGCGCTCGACGCCTTCCGCGGCTACGTCGAGCTTGCGCTGCCGACGCTTAGCAAGGTCATCAATGCAAAGCCGCTCGCCGCCGACGGCTCGCGCCTGTCGATCGCGTTTCCCTACGCGACGGTAGAGCGCACGAGCAGCCGCAACCTGAGCGCGACACCGCACCGGCGGGTAGGCGCCGAGGTAGCACCGGCCGACCCGGACGGCTCAACGCACGAGCTCGCACTAACGCGCACGCGCGAGCTCGTCGTCGAGGTCAAGTTCTACGGCGACACCGGCCCGGACCTGGCCGAGCTACTGCCGACCGCGCGCGGTCGGCTGGTCGAGCAGGCATACCTGAACACCGCAGGGATCGCGATCCGCGACATCGCAGACGTCTTCGACACGCGCGAGCTACGCGAGACGGTGCACGAGGTCAGCGCGATGATCGAGTTCGCCGTGGTCTACATGGCGGCGGATTCGAGCAGGGTTGGTACCATTGAAACAGTCAACGCAATGGGCTACAGCGGTTTTGACGCAACGTACCCATAGGAGTTACCGATGGCTTCTCACGACCTGGACATCAATATCAACATCTACGGCGAGTCGATGTCTGTCGACATTGCCAACTTCGGCCGGATCGTGCTGGCGACGGAGGAGGTAGAGGCAGGCTTCACCGAAGACTACCGGCTTTACACGAGCAACCGCGACGCGCAGGCAGACACCGATCTGAGCGCGCCGGCTATGCTCGCCCTGGCTGCGTTCTTTTCGCAGGAGTTGAGGCCGCCCGATATCGCCGTCGCCCCGGTGACGTACGCGACGCTCGACACCGACCTCGACGCGCTGCTCATCGCCTGGTCAGAGTTCTATGGCGTCGTTTGCGACGACCGCACGCAGGCCACACAGGACGACCTGGCGACGTGGGTCGCAGCGAACGGTCGCATCGGTTCGATCCAGTCCAGCGACGCGGCGATCACTGCCGGCACGCCTGCGAACCTCTTCGAAGATCTCCAGGCCGACAACAACAACCGCGCTTTCGGCACCTGGCACGACGACGACGACGAGTTCGTCGACCTCGACTGGTTGGCCACGATCCTGTCGTGCGACCTCGACAGCCAGAGCAGCGTTGCCCACGACAAAGAGCTCGTCGGCTGCAGCGCTCCCGGCTCGGCCGACATCGACGCCACGAAAAAGGCAGTCGTCGAGGGGCTGAACGGCAACCTCTATCTGCCTTTCAAGGGCGGCTCTGTCATGCGCCCCGGCGTGCTGTTCGGCGGCGATTGGATCGAAGACAAGATCATCGAAGATTGGTTCGAAGCACGCCTCGGCGAGGGGATCGCGGCGCTCGCGAAACGCCAGAGCATGGCCAACTCGAAGATCGCCTACGACGACGACGGGATCGCGCTCTGCGAAGGAGTGATCCGGGCGGTCGTCGCGGTCGGAGTGAAGGCCGGGCACTTCGTCAAAAACTCGCTCGTGCTCGACGTGCCGAAACTGGTCGATATATCGGCAGTGACGCGCGCGACCAAGACGGTCACGATCGCTGGCACGGTGCAGAAGGCCGGCGCGATCAAGGATTTCAATTTCAACATCGGGATCACGTTCTAGCGGCAACCCCCGAGCAGGAGATCGAGCATGTATCATTTCGACCCAAACCGACTGTCGATCACCGTCATGGGGATCCAGCTCTTCGAGTTCGCGTCTGGCGAGTTTCTGACGCTGGCGCCGCGCAACAAGCCCTTCACTGAGATCGAAGGGACGCACGGCGCGAGCGTTCGCAGCGGCACCCCTGCGGTGCTCTACGACGGCACGGTGTCGATCGTAAAGGGATCGCCGATCAATGAGCTAATCAGCGCGAAGGTCGCCCTGGATATCCTCGGCACGCCTGGCCAGACCGGGCCGATGCTGATCAAGGATCTCGAGGGCACGAGCTTGGTTATCGCGCAGACGTCCTACTTCTTGCCGCCGGAGATCAAGGGCAGCACCGAGCCGCTCGTCGTGCCGTGGGCCTTCGTCGCCGAGATCCAGCCTGGCGGCTGGACCGAAGGCGCCAACCGCTATCTCGTCTCGGCATAGGAGGTGATCCTTGGGTTCTGAGCTCATGTCGGTCGACACGACGCTCTTCGACCTCGACGGTCGCGAGCACCGCTACGAGACAGTGCCGTTCGCCTTCGACCAGTGCTTCGACCTCGGCTTAGAGCTCGCGGCGATGGTTGGCGGGCCGCTCGGCGAGGCATTCAAGTCGGTGCTGCTCGGCGGTAACGCCGGAGCGCTCGACCTCGACGAGAAGGTGCTCGGCCAGGCGATCGGTGCGCTCGGCGAGCTGCCCGGCAGGGTCATCGCCGCCGGCGGGTCGAAGCTCATCGCGCGCATCCTGGCGACGACGACCCGGATCGCCACGGTCGGCGGCGAGTTGCGCAAGCAACCGCTGCTCGACGACGGGCAGCGCACCGCAGCTTTCGGCGGCGGCAACCTACGCGAGGCGATCGACGCCGTGCGCTGGGTACTGACGGTCAACTACGGCCCTTTCGTCGAGAGCATATGGGGCGATTTGCGGCCGCAATTGGCCGGGCTCGCGATGTCAGCCGGGATCGGCCCGGAGCACGAAGCGGAGATGCCGCCGAGCGAGCCCAAGAGCGCAGCGATGAAGCCTTCCGAGATTCTGTGATCGAGCAGCTTGACGCCGAGCTGCCCGGCCTGGGTTGGCGCGGTTGGTATTTCTGGCGAGTTACAACAGGAGGAGGAGGCTACGATCCGGTGACGGTAGCAACGCAATGGCCAATGGTTCACGTTGTCGATACAGCGCTCGGCCTATCGCTCCGTGACGTACTGGAGAGCCTGTAGTTATGGCAGGCGGCGTCGTCAGATCGCTCATTACGCGGATCCTTTTCAAGTCGGATGCGTCCGGCCTGAAGAAGGTGGAGACGCACACCCGTGCAGCGAAGCGCGAAATGCGCGCCGCCAGCCGCGCAGCCTACACGCTAAAGCGCGACCTCAAGGGGATGGCGCTCGGCTTCCGGCACGTCGTCGGGGCACTCATCGCCGGCCGCGTCGCGAAGCTATTTACGCATGACTTCGCGAAGGCGGCAGACGAGGCAGCGAAGTTTGCGCGCGGGCTTGGAATTAGCACCGAGGCCTACCAGGCGATGACACACGCGGCTGGGCTGAGCGGGATCACGATCCAGGAGCTTAACGTCGCGTTGCCGAAGCTCGCGCAGAACGCGGGCAACGCGGCCGACGGATCGAAGGCGGCGGCCGACGCATTCCGCCGGGCCGGCGTAGATATAAAAACAGCAGGCGGCAAGTTCAAAGATCCGATCCGGCTGATGACTGAGATCGCCGACAGCTTCAAAGAGGGCCGGATCCAGGGGAACCGAACGCAGGTGTTGATGAACCTGTTCGGCCGCTCCGGTAAAAAGATGGGCGTGCTGCTGGAGGGGGGATCCAAGGGGATCAAGGCGGCGATGTTAGAGGCCAAGAAGCTCGGCGTCGTACTGTCCGTGTCCGAGGCGAAGATCGCCGAAGACTACAACGACGAAATGTTGCGCACGGTATCAGTGCTAAAGGGAGTACGGAATCAGATCGCGGTCAAGCTGCTCCCGGCGGTAACAAAAAACCTGCATGCCTTCGTCGCTTGGGCGAAGTCCGGAGACAACCTGCGCCGAGCGCTCCACCTGGCAGGCGTAGCGGCGAAGTTTCTCGCGGTCGCCCTGGCGGCGATCGTCACTGTCAAGCTCGCGCAGACTTTCACGACGCTCGTCGGCGTACTGAAAAAGACCGCGTTCTGGATGCGCATCAACGGCATCGCAGCCCTGAAAACAGCTGCGAAATACATGCTCATCGTCGCGGCGGTCGCAGCCGTCGTGCTGGTTATTCAATCGCTCTACGTGTGGAGCAAGGGCGGCAAGTCTGCAGTCGGCGATCTCTTCGAACATTTCGGCGTTGCCGACAAAGCGAGGGCCGTAGTCAACGCACTAGGCGCCGCTGTGAAGTGGCTCGGCACCGTTGGCTACAGCGTCGCCAAGATCGTCTGGAAGCTGATCGTCCTACAACACCAGATGTACAAAGCGCTCTGGCGCGAGTTCGGCCCGGCGCTCATCGCGCTGGGCTATGCCATCCGCGACCTGTTCAACGAGCTGTGGCCGGTGATCCTCGACGGCTTCGAGGTGTTTAAAACGGCACTGACCTCCGGCGTTATAGTGCTCGGCCAGGTCTGGCGCGCAATCAAGCCGGGGCTGCTCGAGTTGCAAGCGGCGTTGATCGAGATCTGGATCGCCGTCAAGCCAGGGCTGACTGCGCTCTGGCTCGCATGGCTCAAGATCCAGGAGGTACTATGGAGCCTGATCAAGAAGGCGCTTCCATACCTCGGCACCGTGGCGAAGGGCTCGCTGCAGGTGCTCGTCGTTATGATCGTCGCGAGCATCAACGCGCTGACCCTGTTGATCAAAATGGTCACCTGGCTTGTGAAGGCGATGAAATGGGCGGCTGGTCAGATCGCGAAGGCTTGGAACGCAGCGCTAGGCCCGATCAAAAAGCTCGTCGACGGCATCGCGTCCAAGGTCGGCTGGGTCGTCGATAAGGCGGCGAGCCTGACCGGGGCAAAGGTCGGTATCACCGGCATGGCAGAGCTCGCCGCAGGCAGGCGCAGGCAGCTCGCCCCCGGCGGCGCGACGACGAATCAGATCTCGGTCGGCGCGGTGTCTGTGAGCGTCCAAGGCACAGCCGACATGACCCCTGCGCAGTTCGAGGCCGCGGTCGCAGCCGGCACGAAGCGCGCGCTCGACAAGACGGTCAGTGACACCTTCTCGATCTTCCGACCGACGATCGGCGTGCCGGTGACAGCATGAGCGAGGTTTACCTACTCGACGCTGCGACGTACGCGATCCTTTTCGAGTTCGATGCCGATCTCAAGGAGGGCAGACGCGGCGCCGTTAAGTGGACAGACAAGCCCGTCGAGGCCGGCGCGAACATGAGCGACTTCGGCAACCGCGGCCCGACTAAGTTTCGCGTCGAGGGCGTGATCACAGCATGGCCGTGGGGCCTGCCGGTATCACAACAGCGCGTATCGCAGGCTGACGCAGCGCTGGAAGCGGTCGCGGCGGCAATGCAGCCGGTATTGTTGATAACCCACTGGTGGGCGCGCGAGGTGGTAATAGCGACCGACGACGCCAACACGGGCCAGGGCGACGGCGACATGATGCGCTTCGCGATCGACTGTCAGACCGTGCGCATCCCCGCGCCGGAGTACACGACGATCCCGGCGTCGAGGCTCAAGCCGTCGGTGCGCAAGCGCGCGACGCCGAAGCCGACGAAGGGCGGCGCCGGCGCCGGCAAGCCGAAGCCGAGCACGCCAAAGCAGACCGACTGGATCTACAAGCTCAAGGGATGGTTCTCATGATCCAGCTGCCGCCGTTTGACATCGCCGACGTCGAGCAGGTGCCCGAGTACGACTACACGATCCAGCTCGGCGATGATACGTTCCGCGTCGTGCTACGCTACGCCGAGCGCACGGACCGATGGTATCTATATCTGTACGATGCAGCCGACGAGCCGCTGCTACTCGGCAAGCGCTTGAGCATCGACACGCCACTGCTCGAGACCTACCAGATCCCGGGGCTGCCGCCTGGCGACATCGCGATCTGGGACACGAGCGATAGTGGCGTTGAGTGCGGCTACGAAGATCTCGGGCGCCGCTGTCATCTGGTCTACCTCGAGCCTGCCGACCTGGCCGACCCGACGGCGGCAGCAGCGATCACGATCGAGGTCGTATGATGCGCATCGCCCCGCGCATCGTACAGATCGACGTCGGCCTACCGGGCACCATTGGCCGGAAGTGGTCGCGGCTATACATCGCCTTCGATATCGAACGCACAGCAGGCAGCACGCCGAATAAAGCGAAGGTCGAGATCTACAACCTCGCCCCGGCGTCGCTGACCTTCCTCGAAACACCAGGCATGGCGCTACATGTACTCGCCGGCGAGACGGTGCCGGGCTCATTGTTCTACGGTGCGCTTCGCAAGGGCGGCGTAAAAACGAAGGTGTCACACCCAAATCAGATCACGACGCTTGAGGCCACCGACGGGAAGCTGATAATGCAGACCGGCACGTTCGCCGGGTCGTATCCAGCCGGCACGACGCGCACGCAGGTGCTCTCTGACCTGCTCGCCGCGAATGCTATCGCGCGCGGCTACATCGCGCCGATCCCCGAGCGCGTATACCAGGCGCCGCCCACCTTCGGCGGCAGCGTCGACGAGGTACTCGACGAGCTCTACTCCGGCGAGCAGGCGAGCTGGTCGCTACAGGACGGCGCCTTTCAGCTGCTCGCCCTGGGTCAGGCGATGCCAGGCAACGCCCCGATTATCAGCGTACCGTCCGGCATGATCGGCAGCCCGGAGCGAGCGGACAAGGGCGTCAAGGTGAGCACGTCGCAGCTCGGCGCTGTGCGCCCTGGCGGCGGCTTCGCGATCAAGTCGCGGATGATTTCCGGCGCGTTCCGTTGCACCTCTGCGCACGACAAAGGCGACACCGAGCTGCTCTGGCAGTCCGACCTCGTCGGCGTAAGGCTGGCGGCATAATGGACCCTGTAAGCACAGAAGGAGCGACCACCTTCGGCGAGCTGCTAAAGCTGGTCGCGAAGACGAAGGGCGCCGAGGCCGGCTTCGGTGACCTGCCGGCGAAGGTGATCGCTTACAACGCCGCGCAGCAGACGGCGACGGTCCAGCCGCTCGTGCTCGTGCCGCGGCGCGACCAGCTCACAACGGCCGCCCCGTGCCACGATTTGCAGGTGCGCTGGCCAGCCGGATCGACGTGGTCGATCGTCGGCGATCTGGTCGCAGGTGACTTCGGCTGGATCCGGGTCGCCGGCGCCGATATCAGCGCCTGGCGCATGCAAGCAACCGAGCTAGACCCGCTTGCCCTCAAGCGGCGCAACTCACTGTCAGACGCCGTGTTCGAGCCAGGGTCGCAGCCGGTGTCGGTACCGCTCGCAGCCGACGCATACAAAGCCGGCGCGCTCGTAATCAAGGCGGCCGAGCTACTGCTAGGCGACTCGACGGCAACGAAACTGGTCGCCCTGGCGGTCGACGTTGTAACGGAGTTGCAATTCATCCGCGACACAGTGGACGCGCACAGCCACGCAGGCCACGGCGTCGTGCCGACAGTACTGTTCACGGCGCTTACGGCGGTCGGCAGCTGCGCAGCCACGAAGGTCAAAGCGATATGACTGACATCCTGCTCGACGCCGCCGGCGACATTGCCTGGGATAACGGCCTGGTCTCAACCGTCAGCGGCGACGACGAGAAGGTGCAGCAGCTCTGGATCCACCTGTCGATCGGGCTCGGCGAGTGGGCCTTCGACACCGAGGCAGGCTTCCCCTATCGCGCGGCGACGAGCGAGCGCGGCGTGCCGGATACGGTGCTCGAAGGCTGGGTCAGGCGTGTGACCGATAAGGTGCTCGGCGAAGGATCACTCATCGCATGCGACATCTCGCTCGACCCGGCGACGAAGGTACTGACGATCACGGCTGATACGGTCTACGGGCCGGTAACGGTGACATCATGAGCACGATCCCGACTTACGACGGCAGCGGCGCGAACCTCCTCAACACGGCGCAGGTGCGCGAAAACATCGACGAGGCGGTCATCGCGTCGCCGGAGTGGGGCGTCGACGCGCAGCTCGAGGCCGACAAGGGCCTATCGCAGATCCTCGACCCGCCGGCCGACGCGCTCGGCCAGGCGTATGATCTGCTACAGGCGACGCTCGACGCGCGCGACCGCGACGCGGCCGAAGGGGTAGAGCTCGACAACCTCGGCGCGCTGATCAACGTTCGGCGGCGGGCGGCGACCTACTCGACCGTAACGCTGACGCTGGGCGGCACTCCTGCGACGGTGATCGCGGCCGGCAAGCGTGCGCGCGTGCCCGGCACGACGGATATCTACTGGGCGCTCGACGACCCCGCAACGATCGGCGGCGGCGGTACGGTCGACGTTTCGGGCACGTGCGCACCGATCGGCGCGCAGGAGGCGACGGCGGCGTCAATCACCGAGATCGTCGACGCGGTCGCGGGCTGGACCACTGTAACCAACGCCGCGGCAGCGGTCGCAGGCGTCGAGGTGGAGACCGACGCGGCCTACAGGCGCCGTCAGAAGGCGAGCCTGTCAGCGGGCGGCACGGCGCGCCCTGCGTCCATCCGCGCAAAGATCGAAGCGCTTGACGCCGTGACGGCGGCGACCGTGATCGAAAACCTGACATTGATCACCGACGCGCGCGGCATCCCGGGCAAGAGTTATCGCCTCGTGGTATGGCCGACCGGGCTATCGGTCGCGCAAGAGCAGGAGATCATCGAGGCGACCTGGGCCGTGTCCCCGGCCGGGATCTACGTCGACGGTTCCGAGCGCTACACCGTGACCGACGACGCCGGTTTCGAGCAGGAGTTTGGCTTCGAGTACGGCTCCCAGGTCGAGCTTTACGCGATCCTGAACCTGACGGTAACGAGCGAATACCCGACGACCGGCGACGCTGACGTCGAGGCGGCGCTCAAGCTCTACGACAACAGCTATACGCTCGGCTCGAAGGTGCTCCCCGATGACCTCGTAGACTACGTGCGCGAGCAGGTGCCGGGGATCGACCACTGCGACCTGCGGATCAAGATCGGGGGCGCACCTGGCGCCGGCGATACCGTGCCGCTGTATCCCGAGCTCGACGAGGTGCCGCACTTCGACACCAATGTCACGGTCAACAGCTAATGACTATCACCAAAATCACCGACCATGCCGCGCGGGCGGTCGCGCAAATGCAGGGCTGGGCACGCGAGAAGGCGCGCATACCGGCGCTGACCGAAATCCTGGCCGACGAGGTGCAGCTACTCGAGGACGTGCTGTGGCAGGTGCTCACCAATAGCCGGCTCGCGAACGCGACCGGCGATATCCTCGACGAGTACGGCGGCATTTTCGACGAGCTGCGCGGCAACCTGAGCGACGGCGACTATGCACAGGTGCTCGAGATCATAATCGCCGCTCACCAGAGCGATGCGACGGCGAAGGAGATCATTGCCATCGCGTCGACCCTCATCGGCAAAGCGGTGCGCTACACCGTCTTTTCGCTGGCGCACTATCGGCTGGAATACGAAACCGACGCGCCTGTTGTCGACGACTGGCGCGCGCGCGTAATCCGCGTGCTGGAAATTCTGCGGCCTGTCGGCGTCAGCTACACACTGCACGAAGGCGACGACGCCGGCGTATTTCGTTTCAACTCCGGGCCTGGCTTCAATCAAGGGCGGCTCGCGACAAGGATCACCCCATGAGCGAACGCATTACGAAACCGGCACTGTACGCCAGCGTAGGGTGGCGCACGAGCGGCAGCCCGACCTACGGATCGACCGACCCTGGCGGCGCCGTGCGCGCCAACGGCTGGGCACCAAACCAGATCCCCGACAACGACGAGTTCAACTGGTTCCAGGAGCTACTCGGCGACCTGCTGCTCTGGCTCGACCCGATCCTCGTGCGTCAGTTCACAACGCTCAAAGAAGGGATCGACGAATGCGACCTGCGCAGCTGTTTTACCGTGATCCCGCCAGACTCGACGAACGTATTCTACAGCCGTCTCGACCAGCGCTACACGACGACGACGACGGCGACCGGCGGCCTAAACCCAAAGCACATCTGCTGCGACGGCGGCCAGGTATACTACGTCGCCGGCACGTCGAGCTACTACGTCGTGGCGGCGAGCCCAGACGATGGATCGGAGATCTGGGAGATCGATCCCCTGACAGCCGAGGTCGCGGCGCTGTGCTGCAGCGGCGAGCATATCTTCTACGTCTCCAACGCCGCGAACCCGGGGCTGTTCCGTCGCGACAGTGACTCGACCAACGTCGCCAGCGTCGGCGCAACGTTCGGGCACAACGTGCTCGTGACCAACGGCAGCAGGGTCGCCGGGATCTCCGGCAACACCGGCGCCGGTGATATCGACATCTGGCAGGGCAGCGCTACTATGTCATTTCGGGCGACAAACAGCACCGGCTCGGCGCAGCTGCGCGGGCTGGCGATCGACGACGACCAGTGCTACTGCGGCGGCGACCGCAACGGCGGCAACGACGTCTGGGCCTACGCGCTGCCCGGCGCAGCCCCGGCATGGTCCGTCGCGATCGACACCAACGCGCCGACGATCCGCGCAATGTGCAGCGACGGCGACCACGTCTACGTCGCGACCGACGACTTCGCGACGGCGGCCGGCCCGACGCGCAACCTGTTCTGCCTCGACCGCGTCGACGGCACGGTGCTCTGGTCGATCAACGTGGGCAACGCCACCCTGAACGTCTACGCGCTCTGCTGCGACGGCGACTTCGTTTACGCCGCAGACGAAAACGACAAGCTCTGGCAGATCACCGCGTCGGCCGCCCACCCTGGCGCCGTCGCGACGAAGGCCAGCGTGCAGAGCGGAGAGCTCATCTGCTGCGACGGCGAGGCCGTCTACTGCCAGGACGCCGCAGCCGTGACGAAGCTGCGAGCGCTCGAAGTGGGCGGCGCTCCGCGCACGTACATGCGAGTCCGAGGCACCGACCCGGGGCGAAAACCGCTCTACACGCTGGCGCTGCCGTTCACCGGTCGATCCTAGTTAACCCGTTAACAACCATTCGCCTGGCCTTTCGCGCCGGCGCGCGCCGTGGGATTATCAAAGCCACGTAGGACAAACACGGAAAGCTAACCGAGGAGCAGTCAGCATGGCCTATCGACACAAGCCCCTTTCTCTCAATCCCGCCGACGCCACAGACTACGAGGTGCCGATCACGGCAGCCAACAGCGCGCCGTCTGGCGTCGGCACCGTGCACGCTACCTTCGCGCCGCAGTCAGACGGCGAGGTGTCCAAGGTTCGGCGCGGCCCGAAAAAGGTGCTCATCTCCGCGCGTTTCTCTGGCACCGACGCCACCAACGCCAACTGGCTCTGCGCCTACTGGAATTACAACCCCGACACGGAACAGTGGCACTGCTCCGGGCGCTTCAACCTCGTCGGGTACGCCAATCTCTCGACGACCCTCGGCCAGATGGCCGTGTTGGAGCACAACCCGAACGCGCGCTACGCCTATCTCGAGGTGGTCTCCGGCGTCTCCGCGAATCAGGTGATCGAGCTCACGATCGACGCGCAGGAGTGGTAGCCGATGACCCGCCGTAGCATCGTTGGCGGCATCGTCGGGATCGTGGCGCTCGTCGGCGTGGGGCTTGTAACCATCGTCGGCGGCGCCGATTCCGGCGTGCTATCCCCCGGACATCAGAGCACCGCGCTCGACGCGAGCAGCAGCACGACGCCGCCGCTCGACTGGCACAGCGGCTACGCTCGCACCGGCACGATCTGCTATCCGCAGGACGCAACAGGGATCACAGCGGCCTGCTTCGCGGCGAACGCGCTACCGTACACCGTCGACGCGACCGACACCGGCTGGCCGATCGAGCCGTCGCAGATCAACCGCTTCCCGTACAACTCGGCGGCGAGCTGTGACGGCACGCCGTTTGTCTGCAGCACCGCGACGATGGACTCGACGACCGTCGCCCCGGATAGCACTACCACGGCCTACACCTTCGCGATGGGCGGCGGCAGCGCAGACGCGACGGCGGTCGGCTACGCTAACTCGACGCTGCTCGATCTGCGGATGTATGCCAAGTGTCCCAACGGCACGCTTGACGCCTCGAACATAGGCGGCGAAGGTCACTGGACAGTCGACGGCACAGCACTCGGCGCGGGCTGGCAGCTGCTCTACACGGGGCACAGCCAGGTGACCGAGGTGCAAGCGTGGAAGTCCAACGGCTCCGGCGTCGTGCGCCTGCGGCTGTCCGGGCTGGACTGCTCGATCTGGCAGATCACCGCGACCGAGGTGCTCGGCTACGTGCGCTCGACGCGGCTGCTCGGGACGATACCTACCAGCGACGCGACGGGCTCGACGGTGGGCGCGTCTGTGTGGTCCATTGTCAACGACCACGGCGCGTACTGGGCGGCGTCCGGCGTCGCGAAGAGCGAGACGCTCACGACGCACAGCGGCACGTGTTGGAGCTATAGCGGCACAACGATCAAGCTGTCAGGGTCGAGTACATGTCACGGGATTTGGTACGCGCTCGGCCTGACGTGGAGCTACTGACATGGGCAAAGGACCACCGAGCAGAAACTCGCTGTATTCGCAGGCGCCGCTTACGTACTCGGCCAGCACGACGCCGGGCGAAGAGACGATCGCAGCGGCTACAACTGCACCGTCTCTCGTAACGCACGGCTTCGTGGTCGCGGGCGTCGACGGCGGCGCCGGGTCAGCGCAATTCCGCGGCCCGAACCTCCTGTCGGTATGCGTAGAGCTCTCTGGAGCGTCGGCTGCCGCGGCAGAGGTCAACTTCTCGCTGTGGTTCTGGCTGCCGCACGCAGCCACCGCGAACAAGTGGCGCGAGACGGCGGCTTTCGTCGCGGCCGGGCCGGACAAGCGCGGCGCGAAGGGCGCCGACGCCGGCGTGCAGAACGGCAACGTCTACGAGATCCCGACGCCGCCCGGCGCGTCGCGAGGCTTCGTGCACGTCCAGACGCTCGCGGCCAACGTCAACGTGCACGTGCTCGTCGTGCCGGCGCACTAGCCTATGCCGAGACGCCGCACACGTCGCAGCCTGAAGCGCGGCGCAGCTATCGGCGGCGCAATGGGCGGGCTTGCTACCCTGGCGACGTTGATCGCCATCTGGCAGACCGGCGCGCAGGAGGATCTGTTGCCGCCCGGCTCGCACGGCACGAGCTACGCGCCGAGCGTCGTATCGCTCTGGCTCGACGCAGACCGCGACCTCGGGGCGTTGCCTGCGCGCTCTGGCTGGTGCGCTGGATCTGACCACTGCTGGGTCTTTCAGCAATCGAGCGGCGATGCGACCGACTACGGGGACGTGGGTGGGTGGCACCTGTCCCCATACGGCTCGCCGCGTGCCGGCGTGCTGGCGTCTGTGCCTACGCGAGACGCAACGGGCTGGGTTGACTACACGAGCGAGCTGACTACATATCGAGTCTGCGGTCTCCCTGTCGGCCACCGACTTGGTATCGGTGACAGTGGTTTATCGGAGCAATCCGGCGGGGGCGGTCAATCCGACCATGGTTACAATGAGATCGACGGGCGCAGGAAACCCCGGGTGGATGGTCCGTACCAATATCGCCACCCGTCTAGAAGGGGTAACTGACAACGGCGGGAGTAATGGTGTGCTGTATGGCGACACATTCGCGTCAGACGCGGCTTGGCACTGTGCGACGCTCGTGCTCGATTCTCGCACCGCGAACGCGGGCAAGGTCTATTTTGACGGCGCTGACGACACGAGCGCCACAAACGACCTGAGCGGTGCCGATGGATTTATGACCACTGCCGACATGAGAATCCACGGGTGGGCAAATCTCGGCACCTATGCCAGCAGTCACGGGATCGCTCGCGTAGCCATCCATGACGGCGTCGCTCTCACTCTGGCGCAGCACCGATCCCTTTGTGGCGACCTATGGCAACCCCCGGCTGGCGGCCCGAGCAACGCGAAGCCGCTAGCTGCAGATGATACGTGGACGCAGACCGGCGGCGCGGCGTGCTGGCCGACATCCGATGGTAGCGCAGTCTGCGTGCCAGGTGGGCTCACTCCTTACACCGTCGACGCGACGGGGCTGGGGTGGCCGACCGAGCCGAGCGCAACGAATCGGATAACCTACAACACCGCGATCAACTGCGTCAATTGGACGTGTCGAGGCACTGCCGACGCGAGCACAACCGTTGCCGCCCCGGACGGCAGCTACACGGCGACCGAGGTAACGCTCGGGACGGAATCAAACGATGTTTTGTATGCCGGCGCTGGCTATGCTAACGACGCCGTTCTTTACCCAAGGGCTTGGCTTAAGTGCTCATCTGGGGTAATTACGTTTAAAAACACGGCCGGATCGGCTCTGGGGCTATGGACAGTTGACTGCTCTGCCGTTGGCGGATCGTGGGCGCTGATCAATGCGTCGCACAGTGCAATGACTCAGACGAACCCATGGGCAGCCAACGCGTCTGGTTGGGGCGGATTCAAGTTCTTCTTCGGCAGCTCGGGCACCGCATCGATCTGGGCGCCAACCCTCACCGAAGAGCCCGGCACCGGCAGGTCGGTGATCCCGACTGCGTCTGCGTCGGTCTCGACCGGCGATATCGCATGGGCGATCGACAACACGAGCGGGCGCTACCACTCGGCAGCGTCGGCAGTGACCGAGCTTGTCACCGAGCACGCAGGAGACTGTTGGATTGTCTCCGGCACCGACCTGCTGCTGAGCGGCGCAGCCGGCAGCGAGTGCAGCGGCGTCTGGTATGGACTCGAAGTGAGGAGGCCCTAAATGCTTCCCTGGCAATGGGCGCGGTTGGTACTCGGGGCGACAAGCCAGGTGCCGCGGTCTGCCGGGGCGCTTTGGTACGTCGACGGCACGAACGGCGCCGACACCAACGCCGGCAACGACCCGTCAGCAGCGCTTGCCACCATCGGCGCAGGCATTGCGCTGCTGAGCGCCGGTGATACGCTCGTCGTGCGCGCCGCGACCTACACCGAGACCGGGCTCGACCTCGACGTCGCAGGGACGCAGATCCTATTCCAGCACGGCGTGATTCTCGACCCAGCCACAGGTGCAGCCCTGACGATCTCCGGGGCCTACTGCCTCGTGCAATGCCCCGGCGGCGCGCTCAAGGTGACGCCGGCCGCAAACCAGAGCGGCGTCGTGATCACCGGCGCCTTCGCCTACGTGCACAACACAAGGGTCGCGTGCGGCTCGGCTGCCGACCTCGGCTTTGACATCGTCGGCAGTGGCTCGGTGCTGACCGACTGCCGCTGCGCCGACCCGCTGGTCGCCGCGTTCAAGATCCAGGGCGACAAGGTCAAGCTCGAAGACTGCTGCACTGGCGGCGAGGTCGCCGACACGTCGATCGGCTTCTGGGCTACAAACTCCTGCGATAAGCTACGGCTCAGGGAGTGTAGCTCCCAGGGTCACGCCACGGCGGGATACCAGATCGACGCCGGCTGCACGAATGGCATGGTCAAGGATTGCGCGAGCGGCGGCGGCGACGGTCGCTGGATCGACGTGGACCACTCCGCAGTCTGGTCAGGCTTCACCTATGACAGTGAGGTGCACAAGGTCGTTACCTTCGCGGGAGCGCCTACCACCTACAATCTATTCAAGGTCACGGGCGCGGTCAGGATCCAAGATATCTTCGGCACCGTTGAAACCGTGATCCCCAACACAGCCTGCGTCGTGCACCTAGAAGCGTACTCAAGCAACGGCACGGCGGATATCACCGACGCGCCTGGTACCGATATCGACCAGGCTGTTGCGGGCGCCGAGCTCGTGCGCAACGGCGCCGCCGCGGTAGCGCTTGGACTGGCCGACCCGAGCAGCGGCCCGGCGGTCGTAGAAAGCGCCAGTTTCCGCAGCCCTGAGACTGCGATCGACGTCGCAGCCGATCCGGGCGCTGTTACCTATGTACGCATGGTGTTGGGCGCCGCCCTGGCGAGCGGCGCGATCGACTGGCATTGCCGCTGGATCCCGTTGAGCGACGACGGCTTCCTCGAGCCGGCCTAAGAGGAGAAAGCATGACTGACGCACGGATCAACACCTGGACCTGGATCGCACGCGTGATCACCCTGCTCGGCGTGCTGGCTGGCATTCTCGCCGCGGCGAAGCAGTTGCCGGCGGCTGTTCACGACTTCGCAGCCCTGGCCGTATCCATGCTCGGCGCTTGCGCCGCTTGGATCTACAGCTTCCTTCCGGGTCGCTCCGCGCCGCGCAGCTTCCCGCCTGCCGGACCGGCTGCTGTGCTCGTCGCCGTCGTGATCGCCCTGGTCGCGTTCGGCCCGGCCTGCGCCAACAACGCAGCCGGTTATCGCGCCGTCACTATCACGGTCAAGGTCGGCAATACCACAGGCCGGACACTGGCGGCGGCATGCAAAATCAAGCGGATCGCATGCGTCGAGCAGCACGGCGCCGAGCACAGCGTCGCGCGCGACGAGTGCCTCCGCGGCTGCCGCAAGGCGCTGACCGCATGGACCACGATCGTCAGGCCTGCGATCAATACGTGCACCCTGGCAGCGTTCGCCGGACTGGAAACGGCGCGGCAGGCGAAGCGCACCGATGCGACGTGGGTCGCCAAGCTACGCCCTGGGGCCTGCGCCCTGATACGAGCGCTCGACCAGTGGCGCATGCTGCTCGGCGCAGGGGTGGCCGGTCTACTCGCCATGCTCGGCACTGTGGAGGACGTCGCATGCTCGAAGTAATTCTGACGGCAGCGGTCGAGCTCATCCGGATCGCCGCGAAGCTCGCCGCCGGCAAGATCTCCGAAGACCAGGCGCGCGCCGATTGCATCGCGGTCGGGGCGCGCATCACCGAGGCCGACACCGACGCCGAGCTCGCGGAGTACACCGCGCTCGACGGGGAGCCGGATTGATCCGGCGGGCAGCAACTTGCGCCGTGGTAGTCTGTGGTCTGGGGCTGGCGATGGCGCTCTACCTATTAGACGAGGTGCTACGATGACCCCCTCCTCCTGGATCGCCCTGGCTGCGCTGTGTCTGACCGTGCTCGGCGCCGCCGTCTACCTCGGCAGGCTCATCGGCTCGCTGCCGGGCATGATCGCCGCGGCCGTGCGAGCGCACGAAGACGGCTGCGCGGCTTGGGAGCGGGCCGAGCACAGCACGCCGCGGCTGCAGCCCGTCGCGCTGGCGCCAAGGGGGCAGCCGTGAGGCTGTGCCATCCGCAGATCGGGGCCGGCTTCGACACGTCGGTGCACGTCACGCAGGAGCAGGCGGCGGCGATGAAGGCCGCGGGCTACACGTTCCGGGTCGGCTACGTGCGCCGCGACCGCAAGGTCAACGACGAGCCGGACGACCAGTGGCCGATCTCGCTATCGCATCGTGAGGTACGCGAGCACATCGCCGTCGGGCTCGACGTTGGCTTCTACCAGTTTCCGCGGATGCACGGCAAGAACTGGCTCGGCAACGACGACTATTGCCGCGAGGTGGGCTACAACGCCGCGCGCAACGCCGCAGATCTGGCCGGTATCGACGGCGCCACGGTCTACCACGATTGTGAGTGGACCGACGAGCCCGACGCCGAGCTCGTGCTGCGCGGGCTCGGCCACTGGATCGCCGGCTGCGTCGAGGGCAAGGGTCGCCCTGGCGGCTACATCGGTTTCGAGGGCCTGACGGGCGAGCAGTGGTATAGCCTGCCGCACATGCGCACCTACATGCGTTCGGCGATGCTCATGCGCACCTACCAGCGCGCCGCCGCGTCGAGCTACGCCGAGCGCCTGGCGCTGATCACCGAGCCGCTGCCGCGCGGCTGGTCGATGTTGCAGGGATGGCAGCACAGCGACAGGCCCAAGGACGTGCGCGCCGGTCGCCCTGCCGTCTGTGGTATCGCGGCGATCGACCCGTGCTGGGCGACCTACGATAACATCGGCGACCGCCCCTACTTCGTTACCGCCTGAGCTCGACCTGCCTACATTGTCGCCATTTCGTCTCAAATTTCAGATCTGAGACTTTTTTCGTCTCACGCTGAGACTTTTTCGTCTCACTGGTGAGAAAGTCTCACGGTGTGAATTTCCGTTGCTGTGATTCCGCGTACTTGTGCGGGCCAAAAACATGGCACGACGGTTGCACTGTATAGGGGACATGAACGACACAACACACACCGCACGGAGCAGCAACATGGACACCAACAAGATTTCACATCGCTACCGGGTTCACACCAATACAATCCATTCACTTCGCGCCGATGTTTTCGGCGACGATGGCAAGGTGATTTATCGCTGCTCCTGCTGGGCCGGCATTACCGACGATTCTACCCCCGGAAAAGTGACTGATAACGCGCTTCTCTGGGCGAGCGATTCTCACGATACGCACGCGGCGCGGGCGCTTGAACCAACAACCAAAGCAGCTCGGGCCGCGGGGCGCCCTTGGTTTTCCACCGCTTGTCAATTTTAAGCCAAGCCCAATGACGCAACACACACCGCACGGAGCCAGCCATGATGACAAACACTGAAATCCAGCACGCCGTATCCGCCTACAACTTCAACCAGGCGATCATCGACAGCCTGCCCGAGTGCTGCGCCGATTGCGACCTGGAGACCAAGGCCGAGGCGATCCAACTCCGCAACAAGGCGATCGACGCCATCCGGGAAAACGGGTGCCTCGGGGTAGCCGCCGGCCTGGGACTCTAACCCACAACACAGCCCCGGGCAACAGGGGCC